GTTCTTGGTTATCTTCTAATGTAAGACCATTAACCCTTGTATTTCTAACTATAAGCTATGTTATAGGCTGGTATTTAGGTTACCCATTAGATAGTATTACAGGTTTATTATCTATCGTTATAGGTGGGTATTTTGGTAGTCGTGGAGTAGAAAAAGTATTTGGAAATAACAAGCATCAATAATGAATATATCTGAAAGTTCTAAAATAAGTTTAGATATTAAAGCACTTTTAGGTATGATAATAGGTGTAGTTACAGTTGCAAGTATTTGGTTTAACCTTACAGCAGAAATAGAAATGTTAAAAATTAAAGTTTCTAAAATGGATGAAAAGGTGCAATCTAATTACAGATGGGTTAATAGTTTTGAACCACCTAAAGAAGTACAGAAAGCAGTAGATGAAATAAACGTAATGAAACTTGAAAACGCTGTTACAAAATATAAAGTTGAACAATTACTAAAAAATAAAAAGTAATGGCAAAGAAACAAATAGTTATTAACTATAAAAAAGTTAAGGTTAAGCGTAAGGGTATACATAGTAAAACCAAACAATCTAAACTTAAATCTTCTAAAAACTACGTTAAGAAATATCGTGGACAAGGTAGATAATGTTTAAAACTAATTTTTAAAAAGGTTTACATATTAAAAAAAAAGCGTGTAAATTTGGTGGGTAGTGGGAATGTAATTAAAAATTGTATTATGATTACAGAAGATAAAATTAGAAAAATACAAGGTTATAAAACTTGGAGCATAAAAAGAAAGGTAGATGAACTACTTAAGGAGGATGCTTATATGTATACTAATTTAGGTATTGATTCAACATTTACAGAAAAGAAAAAAGTAAAAGGTATTAGTAGAAAAATATATAAAGCAATATCTGTTATTAGTCCTTTAGATGGTTATATATTAGAAGCACATATGAATGAAAAAGATTTAACAAGTGCCTAAAAAACTATCAAGAAGTAAACTTGTAAAGAAACTTGATACAGTATTTAGTAAATATATAAGAATAAGTAGTGCTGATAAAAATGGATATTGTACTTGTGTAACTTGTGGTGTAGTAAAACATTGGAAAGAAATCCAAGCAGGACATTTTATGAGCAGAAAACATTACAGTACAAGATGGGATGAAACAAATGTAAAACCTCAATGTATAGGGTGCAATATGTTTAAACAGGGTGAGCAATATAAATATTCACTTTTTTTAGGTAAGGATCAAGCAGAAGTGTTATATTTGAAAAGTAAAGAAACAGTTAAGTTTACTAATAACGAACTTGAAGAAATGATAAAGGATTATGAAGCAAAGTTAAATAACGATAGGCTTAAAAGTATTACTTGATTTCTTTCTTGTAATTTTTGTTCTTTGTTTGAAGGGTGTCAGAAATGATGCCCTTCTTTTATTTAAAATAAATTGTTAATTATTTGTTTATTAAAAAAAAGGTTGTATGTTTGTGGTGTCAATAATGACATATAATTAATAAAAGGTGTTAAGAGCATCACGAAATATTCAATATATTAGATAATTTATTTTCAGTAGAAGATTGTAACAAATTAGAAGAACAATTAAAAGTATTAAATTTTTTAGCAAAACTTTGTGATGAAGCATATAATAATGACTTTATGGAAAGAGCAGAGGATTTGTTAGATTCTATAAATACTTTAAAAGAACATTTAAATATTCCTATTTTTGATAATGAAGATGATGAGTTGATTTTTCTTAAAGCATTTTTTGCTAAACAAGAATATTTAGATGACAAGGAAAGAAATAATCCTTTAAGAATTGCAGTAGATGATTTTCAAGAATCACTAAAAAATTTCTAACATAATTTTAATTATACAACACCCCTTCAGAAATGTTGGGGTTTTTTTGTTAATTATTTTTTGTATATTTACATTATGAACAATTATACAAGAGCAGAACTCTATGGCAAGGTACAAGAACTGCAACACGACATAAAACAATTAAAGAACCAATTAATCTTAACACAACAAAGCAATGAAAGAAACAAACGTTAACATAAAACTATTTAACCTACAACAAGAAATAGGTACAATAAGTAAGGATGCAAAAAATCCTTTTTACAAATCAAAATACTTTGATATTAATTCATTAATTAAACAACTACAACCATTACTTAAAAAACATAAATTACTTTTATTACAACCAATTGAAGAAGATTGTGTTTATAGTAAGTTAATTTGTATTGATGGTACAGGTGGTGTAATATCAGCACTTAAATTACCAGAAATAACTGATCCACAAAAGTTAGGTAGTTGTATAACTTATTATCGTAGATACACTTTGGCAAGTTTATTAGGCTTACAAGCTGTTGATGATGATGCAAATGTAGCAAGTGGTGTAACCGTAGATAAGAAATGGTTAAACCAAAACACACCTGAATTTTCTAAAGCAATAGAATTTATAAAAGGGGGTGGTAGTGTAGAAGCTATAAAAAGCAAGTATAAAGTTTCAGGTAAAATAGAAAATGAACTTGCAAAACTGTAAAGTAAATAACGTATATATAAAAATTAATTACAAAAATTATCAAATAATAATTTATGGAAAAAAAGAACGTAGCAATATTATCAGGCAGTTTAAATCTATCTGCGATTGATAAAAGCAAGATTGTAAAAGGCAAAGATGGTAGTCAATATTTAAACATTACTATGATGATACAAGACAAATCACAATACGGTAATAATATTTGGATCACACAAAGCCAAACACAAGAAGAAAGAGAAGCTAAAACAAAAGCAACATCTTTAGGCAATGGAGCAGTACGGTGGTTAGGTGGTGATATAACGGTAGCTGAAAGAAATGAGGTTACTAACCAACAGCAGCAACCAGCACGTGAAGAAGCTGATTTACCATTTTAATAATTGGGGGTTTAATTACCCCCTTTTTTTATATATTTATAAAATGCTTAAAAATTTAAAAGATGGTGAGAAGTTCCCAGCAGATTTTTGGAACTACAATATAAACCCAATAACAGGATATTATATACAACCACAACTACGTAAAGAACATAATGATAGAACCGCAAAGAAATACGCAAAACCACCACAAGGAATATGATAGCACAAGCAAAGAACATACAAGATAGAATACTTGACATAAAATATGGCAGGGTAAAAGAAGGGTTAAAAATAGATATACCTGAAATAGATGAATACTTGCGTTATAAGCAAGGAAACTTTAACGTTCTGATTGGTCACTCAAATGTTGGGAAGACAACGATTATAATGTATTTATTTACAATATGGGCAATAAAACACAAATTAAGGTTTGTAGTCTGGTCTAGTGAAAACACTTCGCAAAGTATTGTAAGAAAAATAATAGAATTTAAAATGGGTAAAACCATAAATGAAGCAAGTGATGAATTGATAAACAAAACTATAGATTGGTGTGATAAATATTTTAAGATAATAGAGGTTGATGATTTAGTTACATATAAACAATTACTAAAACAGGCTACACAAATAAAAGATGCTTGGGATTACAACGCACTACTTATTGATCCGTATAACAGTTTATCAAAAGATATAGGTTTATTAAAAGCAGTAGGAGGACACGAGTATGATTACCAAGTAGCAAGTGAGTTTAGATTATTTGCTAAAAAAAGAAATGTAAGTGTATTTTTAAATGCACACGGTGTAACAGAAGCATTAAGGAGAACCCACGTTAAAGGACACGAATACGAAAACCTACCAACACCTTTAGGTATGGCATCAGTAGAAGGAGGAGGTAAATGGGCAAATCGTGCGGATGATGTAATATGTATACATCGTTATACAGGCTCACCAACAGATTGGATGTATTCACACCTGCACGTATTAAAAGTAAAAGAAAATGAAACAGGTGGAAGATGTACACCTTACGAAGAACCAATAAGATTAAGAATGGCAAGAAATAATATAGGTTTTGAATTTCTTGGTAGTGATTTAATACATAATGTTAAACCAATACAAAAATTAGAAATTTGATATTAATAGTATCTTTATTAATTATATGTGCAATCTATTTAATAATAGGTCAGGTAAAAAATGCTGATGTAATTATTAGCCCTGTAATTGGGATGATGTTTGGTTTTTTATATAGCAAAGAAGAATTAGAAGAAAGTAACGAGATAACCTTGCAATGTTTGTTAGGTGTAATTAGTGTTACTGTAATATGGGCAAGTCCGCACAATGGTTAGGAAAGGTAGCTGAAAGGCATACTGAATGGATAAACGTAATAAAAGGTTTTGGCGAATATGAATACGCAGAAGATTTAGTGCAAGAAGTTTATTTGATTTTATATAAGTATGCAAATGAAGAAAAAGTTATTAAAGATGGTGTTGTTAGTAG